AATTAAGTATCCACATTTTGATGCTACTAAATTAAATAGTAACAATGCTAGTATTACAACTGGTGGAGAATATTCTGGACAAGCTGGTCAGCCTGACGCTACTATTGACTACAAACAGAGACTTGAAGATAACTGGATAAAGTTAAAAGGTGATCTAACACCACAACCTTCAGATACATTTGAACTAAATAGAGCATACGGTGAGTTTAAACGTAGAGTCGCTAATCAAATTGAAGTAGGTGTCGAACCAGATGTAGCATCTGAAAATGCGTATACTGTAGTTCAAAAACTTTTAGATAATGGTGCTTTTGAAGCTAAAACAGTAGAAGCTAGAGAAGGTAGAGAGATAGAGCCTTTTGACATACTTGCAGACAGTAAGCTGTTTCGGGCAGATCCAAACAAAGTTAGATTTAATTCAAGCTTTAATTCACTTGCAGAACAGCGAGCACTTGTAGAATATAAAAAGTTTAAACTATATGGTGAGCCGTTTCCAACCTATTTTAAAGGTGTAACTAGAGGTACAAACGTATCTGCTACTCAATATGCTGAAGATAGATTTAGGTCAATGAACGGTTATAATGATTTAGGTGAGGTTGCTGAACGATTTACAGTTGACCCAGAATCAGGAGTCCTAGTAGACAAACAGTTTGGCATGACACAAGAGCAGCTAAATCAGTTTGAAATAAACCCACACCTAACTAAAACCTACACCCAACTAGAACAGAATCCAAAATTAGCAGAAAGAATACTAAAAGGTTTTCATAAAAAAGGTAATGTTGTAGGTACATATCAGCCAGCTATCGGTTTTGGTAGAATAAATGGTGATACTAAAACTGTAGGAGAAATGCTTACGTATGGCGAAAGAGGTGCTGGTAATTTTGGGTTGTTTGGATTTACATACCAAGAACTCAAAGAAGCTACAAAGTCTGGTGTCATAAGTAAAGATGCTATATTTGATGAAAACACTCAAACTCAAATAGTATTTGAACTTCTTAGACAAAGAGCTAATAGAACTAACAGTATTAGAGGAGCTATCATTCAAGCTGAATTTGGTGGTGAACGAACAGTCTTTCAAGGTGATGAAGACATAGGAAGATGGGATAGACTAATTAATTTAACACAAGCAGAAAAGGATACTATACTTCAAGTATTTCCTTTGTTAAGAAATACGCCTGCAAATCAGTTTCACAACCTTACAGGTGGTGTCGTTTTAGAAATAGAAAAACTAATTGATAAAGGTAAATTAAGTACACAATCTAAGAAAGAAAAAGAGGAAATTCTTAAAGAGATGACTGGTACTGAAGATAAAGAACTACAAAAGAAGATTCTAGAAAACAAATCAACCGAAGCCTTTGGTGGCTTACCCGGATAAAAAATGACAGATTCAAATTACTCTGGTGCAGAAATAAACGTAGATCTCGAGTATGCAGATTACTTAGCAGATGAAGCGGAACAGGCACAAGACGAGTACGAACGGGCTAGAGATGCACAAGAAGCATCTCAGTCTCAGTTACAGCAACAGGAAAGAGTATCTAAGGATGTTCAAGACGATCCTCGTAATGCTGATAACTGGGGTGCTAAGGCACTCATAAGAGAAGGACAGTCAATACTATCTGGTGGACTTCAAGATACAGCTTCTTCTCTTGCTACTTTTCCAGAACGTACATTAGATGCGTTGTCTGGCGAAATGCAAAGAGAAAGACGTGAGACTGGTACATACAGACCAGATTGGAGTCCATTCGGAGCATATGACAATCCAATAGAAACAAAAACATGGTGGGGTAAACAGCTTCGTGGTTTAGTACACTTCGGTACACTTGCACTTGGCACAGTTGCAGCAGCTAAGGTTGCTGTAGCTAGCGGTGCGGTGACAATACCAGCTGGTTTACTTGCACTATCAAAAGGTAATATAGTCAGAGGTGCAGCTGTAGGAGCTGTATCTGACCTTATATCTAAAGAGTCAGATGAACAAAACGCTTTAGGTGCATTACGTGACAGATATGGTTGGATAGATACACCAATATCTACTAGAGATACTGACCATCCAGTTATAATGAAACTCAAAAATATTGTTGAAGGCATGGGCATAGGTCTAGTCTTTGATGGTTTAGCGTATACACTTGGCAAAGGTGGTAAAAAAGCTGTAGATCAGATTACAGCTAGAAACAAAAGCTTAGAAAAACAAACAGTAGAAGCTGGTGTAGCCCAACTACGTAAAGGTGAAACAGAGTTTAGAGCAGATAAAAATGCACCTATATCTCAACCACACCAAGGGGCACATATATCAGAGGTTGAACCACAAGTAGCTAGAGATCAGCTATCTGCTACACGTAATAAATGGGGGTCAGAAGAAGGATCTACGGGTTCTGTAACTACACCTGTTGAGCGTGAGCGTATAGCAATGGAAGGTGGTACAGACGACGCTACAGTCGAACGTATTATGAAAGGTTTGATGAGCAGCGAAAAGTTTGCAAAAGAACTAGAAGCAGCAAAAGGCAATAGAAAGGCTTTAGTTGCAAAGTTTAGAGAAGCTATTGAAGGTCATCAACGTATTACACAAGGCAGAAATGCTGCTGATATGTCGCCACAAGAATATTTAAAAGAGTTACTAGAAGCTCAACCTGATAGAGTTGATGGCGTAGAAATTTGGACATCTAAGAATGTAGTAATTGCTGACCTTGTAATCGGTACACTACTTAAACAAGTTCGTGATTTAGGAACAGCTGGTAGAGAAATAGCAGATCTTGTTGATCTACAAGACATAGACGGGCCAACTAAACAAATCGTTGACACTATGCTTACTGCACTCTACGAAACAAAGAAAGCTAGATTTGTAAAGTCTGACTCATTTAGAGAGCTAGGTCTTGGCAAAAAGAGCAAGAAGACAGTAGAAGAAGCAACACAAGCGTCATTGCAAGATGCTAAAGATTCTATTATGTCTATACTCAAGATTGCTAAAGATGACAAAGATGACAACTTACTAAATGCGTTGTATGAAGCATTTTCTATGATGGATAATGTTAATACATTAGATGACTTTGATAACTGGGCAAGAAAAACCATACTTGGTGGGCAGCTAGAAGCTACAAGCCCAAACCGTACAGGTGCGATGATACGTGAGCTAGAAGGTGTAATGACACACAGTATACTGTCAAGTCCTAAAACACCAGCTCGTGCTATTATGGGTACATCTACTGCAACATTCTTAAGACCATTAGCTACAGCACTAGGATCAATTTTAAGACTACCGTTTGATGGTAATGTAGCTGACGTAAGAGCAAGTCTTGCATCAGTAAATGGCATGATAGAAGCTATACCAGAGTCGTTTACTATATTTAGAAGTAAATTAAACTCATACTGGAAAGGTGATATAAGATCAATTAAAACACGTTACTCAGAGTTTACACAAGCAGATGACAACTGGGAGATACTACGTCGTTGGGCAGAAGATAGTGGCCGTGCTACTGAAGGAGAGCAAGCTGCTTTTCGTGTAGCTAATATGGCACGTCAGATGAACAACAGTAACTTCTTGACATACTCTACTAAGATTATGGCTGCAACTGACGATGCGTTTGGTTACATTCTTGGTCGTGCTAAGATGCGTGAAAAAGCAATGCGTAAAGCGTTAGAGCTACAGGAAAATGGTTATTCAACACCTAAAATTACACAGGAGTTAATGAGAGCATATGAAGATGATTTTTATGCACAAGTCTTTGACTCTGATGGTAATATTATTGATGAAGCTACAAAGTTTGGCCGTAAAGAAGTAACACTAACACAAGAACT